CCTCCCTGTGAGGTAACGTGGCTGAGAAAGCGACACTCCGACCGCGTCGATGGCGGTGTTGAGTTGCGGGTCCTCGAAAGCACACAAGGTCTTCAGCACCTTGATAACGGCGGTCAAGAGCTGGCACGACTGGCTGTTGTCATAACCGGAGAAATCACCCGCGACCACATGGGGTCCGAGGCACGTAATGTGCTTCACGAGGTGTTCCCAGTCTTTTGAGTAGGGGTTGATACCCACAGCAATGCCGTTGAAGATCTTGTTGTCGACCAGGTCGCTTGCCACAGCTCCGAAAAGCATGCGCGTCACAACAGTGGCGACAATGTCGTTGGCACGGATGATTCTGGTCTTCCCAATAGACACTTTTTCGAGGGGCAACTTTTCGTCCTTCAATGTGTCGATACTGATGAAGCCAGGGTCAATACCTTGCTTGCAAGTCTCCAGGGTGGCTGCGACCTCCCTTTCGACGAACTTTGCGCCAGGTGTGTCAAAGACAAAGTCTCCTTCGTGGCCGAATGCGGCAGTCTTCCCAGGGTTGAAGAGGCTCGGTCGGTACAAGGCCGACACGCCTGCTGACTTGGAACGTGGGATGGGCTTCAGGTTTGTAAGGTCCTTGGCGCCCTCGACTGCCTCACGGAAAGTGAGGAGCCGGTTCGAGTTCCGAATGCAGGGTTTGAGCAGCTTGACAACGCTGAGAACCGCGGCTTCGACATCCTGCTCATTAGTAGTGACATTGACTGTCATCTGCTTCTTGTGAGCGAGATGGAGCGGCGATTTGACGGTGCCGTCTGGTGCCGTGAAAGGCGCGAGGAGTGCCAGATCCTTGGTAGGTTCTGTAACAGCTCCATACATTGGACTTTTGATGTATGCTGACTTCGATGGTTGTACAGCACGCACGGGCAGCACGTCGACGACGTCCATTCTGGACTCGTGTTTGATGACGATGTCTGCCTCGATGTCCGCGTATTTGCGCTCAATCTGAGGCCGGAGTTTGCTGATCTGCTTTTTGAGATAATCGCATGTGATGATCGTCCCATAGCCAATCTTGCTGTCTCCGCTTTCGCTGCCTGCCATATGAATTCCGAACAGCCTTTTCTTTGGCTCATTTGTGTTCAGATACAGCAGACTGCCACAGTCTCCTTCGCGTGTGCGCGCTTTGTAGAAGACTGTGTGGCGGTGCGTGTGCTCACCGACCGTAATCGGCTTGTCCACACACCTTGAATCCACTTCGTGGATCATGAGGCTCGTTGGAGCTCTGGGGGCGACGATGCTCACGTTGAAGTCGCGATTGCGACCGTACGAGAGCTCATCAACGAAGAAATCCACGATGTTCCGTGCATTCTGCATGAAGTCTCCGAATTCCACAATTGCCAAATCCCGATCATAGTCGATAACAGTCCTTTCCTCGTCAAAGAAATTACTGTAAGGGACGGCAACCTGTTTCGTAGGGTCTCCGTGTCGCACGAGAATCATCTGGTCCCCGTCTGAGATCTTGCCCGCCTCGCGCATTCGCTTCATTTGCGTTATGTAATGCGCGTTAAGCATTCCGATCCTCCCGGTGAGCATTGTGACCTTACCCTTCGAGTCGTCTTCGCCGGTGTCCTGGTTGGCAGTGTACATATGGTACACGTTCCTTTTGAGGAAACTGGCCACGAACGTGGGACCGAAGAGCGATGGCGTTTGCTCCTCGGAAAACAGTTCAGCGTGGTATTCAACCATTTCTGGCATGTCTGACCTTCTCAGTCTGTGCCGGCCCATATCGAAATGGGTGTTGATGCCTTCATCGACCTTTGCTTGAATAGCTCGCGCTTTCTTTGCGAGTTTCTTCGGGTCGTATTTGGCTTTGACTCCGGCTCCAGCCTCCCCTAGCACAGCTTCCATAAAGGCGCGTGCATTGGGGTGCATGACTCTGTCACTCGGCTTCGTATTGCAGAAATCTTTCCGCATCTGCTCGAGGTTAGAGACCATTCTCTCCGCGGCTGGTAGACCTACAAGGTCCTGCTCTTCTCTCTTGGCTTCGCCGAACAACCAATGAAGGAAGGCGACGATCGCTCCGAGTGCTCCGAAGAGCAACCCGAGCAGGATTGCCATACTGCGGAACTGGCCAGTGCCAGCTTCCACAGCGAGAGTTTCCATTTTTGTCTTCGT